TTTTTTCAACGATGATGGTAGTGGTTCCGATATAACCGAATACTTCAGAGTAGACGGATCTGCTAACCAAGTCATCTATTCGCTGCCTTTGACTTTGATTGATGACAAGCAATTAAATTTAGGTACGGACAATGATCTACAATTATACCATAGCTCTGGTAATTCTTATATTACTAACGCAGTTGGCGATATGTACTTCATCAACAGTGCTAATAATAAAGACATTGTATTTATGTCTGATGATGGCAGTAATAATTTCACTACCTACTTCTTGCTAGACGGATCAGGCGCACCACACCCAAGGACAGTATTCCCAGACAACTCAACACTTCAGTTTGGTGGTGTAGGTGAGGGCTTACAAATCTTTAATGATAGTGCTGATACATACATCCAAGAAAATACTCGTCACCTCTACCTTAAAGCTAATGCTGCTGATGCAGACATTATGTTTTTTGCCGATAATGGTTCTGGAACTTCAACTGAATACCTTAGACTAGATGGTGGATTAGGTTATTCCATTGCTTCTAAACAAATCACCTTTTTAGATAGTATATCCGCAGCTTTCGGGTCGGATAACGACTTAGGAATTGACCACAACGGAACTGACGCTAGAATTTTCAATTACACAGGTGATCTTTATATAAGCAATTTTGACAACGATAAAGATATCATCTTCCAATCTGATGACGGAAGCGGTGGGCTAACAACTTACTTCAGATGCGATGGCGGTTATGGTGGGGCAGGATTCCCAACAACATTATTCCCTAATGACTCATCATTAAGGTTCGGTAACAACGGTGAGTTACAAATCATCCGAACTAGTGGGCATTCATACATTTCAAATAATGCTTCTGGGAATTTGTATATTAGAAATGCTTCTGCAAATGAAGACATAGTATTTGAAGCAGACAACGGAGCTGGTAGCGGGAATGTGGAAACTTATTTCTTCTGCGATGGTTCTAGGTCTACTGGCAATCCTTATACATTATTTCCTGATAACAGCCACCTTGCTTTTGGATCTGATGCAGATTTCCAAATGGTGCATAGCGGAACAAACATGGCTATCACCAACAAGGAAGGGGATTTATACATAGTTAATGAGAAACCAGATAAAGATATTATATTCCAAGCCGACAATGGAAGTGGTTTAGTAGAAACCTATTTCTTTTTAGATGGATCTAAATCTACAGGTAATCCATATACAATATTTCCTGACAGTTCTCGTTTAGCTTTTGGTAATGATGCTGATGCTTTAATTACACATACAGGAACTCATGGTTACTTGTCTAACTTCACAGGAGATCTAATTATTACTAACAACACTAATAATGGTCTTATTAAATTTGATGCAGACGATGGTAGTAATAACAATACAACGTATCTCACCATTGACGGAAGTCGTGAAGTAGTTAAACACCACAGAGGGGTTGAGTATAATACAGTTCTTTCAAATGATTCTGATTATACAGTTACTTCAGCAAACCATGTCATCATTATGCATAGTTTAAGTGCTAGTCGAACAGTTACAATCCCAACGGCACAATGTAATCTTGGGCGAGTACTGATCATTAAAGAACGTGATGGTTATGCTGCATCTTACAGTGTAATAATTGATCCAGAAGGATCTACAAATATTGATGGTAATGCAAACTACACTATTTCTACTAGCAAAGAAGCAGTCACACTTATTTCAGACGGCTCAAATTGGTTTATAATAGGTAAATCATAATTGAATAAAATACTTGAACAGCTCCCTAAAATAGCTATCCTAACAGTATTATGGAAGAAAAAATTACATTAGAAATTCCGAAGCAATATATTCAGATTATTTATCAAGCACTTGTAAATACATGTGATGCTAAACAAGTAGGAATACAAGGGGCTGAAGCTCTCGTCGTTGTAGCAAAAGAAATTGCTAAACAAACTGGAGAAGAACCACCTGCACCTGCACCTGAAGTTGTTGAAGAAGATTCAGAGTAATGCCTGATCTCGATTTATCTGAGGAAGATTTTAAGACTCATTGGATGCTTAATCCAGTGGAGCAAGAATCTACAGATGGTAACGGGCATACTGTCAAACACACTGACAAAAGATTTTGTTTGGACTACGGAGACTACTTAAAACTTCGGGAAAAAGGTTGGCACACTATCAGTGATGTCAACGACAGTCACACTGTTAATACTGAAAAAGAAGGACTTTCTGAGTTTCAGGAGACTATGGAGGTAGAAGAATCCGACGTAGATCCTAACGAGTAATTGTGCTATATTGCCCCTTTTATGAGCAATGAAGAGCTAATTGTAAAAGGGGCTACAGGTGTAACAGGATCTTTGATTGCTGTTACAATACCCTACGCAGAGGTAATCCAATGGGGCATCCAAGTAGTTGGTGGCCTGTTGGGTATTACAGTAGCTATTATTACGCTTTATAACCTGTTAAAGAAGAAAAAGAAGAAATGAATAAAGAATCAATATTAGGAATTGTAAGACACATGTTAACTTTCGGTGGAGGGTTTATGACTCAAAGCGGGATAGCTACCGATAGCGAGGTAACCACAGGAGTATCAGCTGCTGTGACTCTAGTTGGCGTTATATGGTCAATTTTAGCCAAGAAAAAATAATGGCTTATAGTAAAAACAATAAAAAAACTGTTCTAATGCGGGAATATAAACGCAAAAAGAAAGAAAAGAAGAAGAAGTGACCCTCTTCAAAATAATTAAAGCAGCTTTGAGTTCATATGCTGCATATACTAAATATAAACATAGAAGACATATACATGATCTTGAAGATGAAGTTGATCGCCTTGCTGCTGATGGTAGTCCTGCTGCCAAGCTGCGTCTTGAACGACTTAGCAGGAGACTCAGCTTTGAACGAAAGCAATCTTTATGATCCTGCTACAATAACCCTAATAAAAGGGTATGATTATCCTTTTAAAGAGGGCAATCTCATGGGTCGTGGGCAGAAGTTTCACAGTGATTATTCCTACAGACGTGCTATAATAATAGGAGATGATAGCAATCTGCGTAGGGCACAGCCGACCAAATGATTCAGGGGCAGCTTCAGTAACAGGAGTTACTGAATGGGACTATAATTCTCAGTTAGCTGAGTTAATTGGGGATCAATTAAAAATCCCCTACAAAATATACTCCACTTACAAAGGGAATAGTTATTGGAGTTCTATGAAGTGGTTAGCAAAAACACTTAAAAATGATAGTATAACACACGCCATCGAATTGCATTTTAATGCAGCTACTCCTACCGCAACAGGTCATGAGTGGTTGTATTGGTATAGCTCAGAAAAAGGTAGGTTATTTGCTCGTGCTTTAAGAGATTCTTTTGAAGATTGTTTTCCACAACATAGAAGCAGGGGTATTCGCCCCAGGCGAAAAGGCAGTAGGGGGGCGGGATTTTTAAGATTAACACACTGCCCAGCAACTATTGCAGAACCATTTTTCGGAAGTAACGAGGAGGATTGGGAGCTTGCTTTAAAAAGTATGGAGGGCATAGCTGCCTCCATGGCTTCAGGTATTGAGCTATATAAAGATCTTTCAGAAAGGTGGTAATGTGGGGTTCCCTAAAACAGTTACTATTGGTGGTCAGAAAGTTAAAGTAAACATACAAAAATTTAATGAGTACGGTACATTTACTTGGGGGCAGTACTTCCATGATGATAGAATCATCCAACTAAATCCTGATCAATCTGAAAAAGATTTAGTAGAAACACTAAGGCATGAAATGATGGAAGCAGCTTTGTTAATATCCGGAGTAGGTTTTTCTGATAACTATGAGCAAGAAGCAGTTGTACGTTGTATGGAAGAAATATTCTTCCCTGCCTGGGAAACCTTTTTAAACAAACATATAAATGAATGAGTGATACTAACAAAGACCCTGATTATTATTCTTATATAAAAGCAAACGAAGGTTTACGGTTAAAAAAGTATACGGACACTGAAGGTAATCCTACGATAGGTATTGGTCACTTAATAAAAAAAGGTGAAAAGTTAAATGAAATAACAGAAGCTAAAGCGAAACAACTTTTTAATGTAGATGTTCAAGAAAAAATTAAATATGTTAGAAACGAAATAGACAAAGATTTAGGTGGAGGCTCTTTTGATGATTTTCCAGAAGCCGTAAAAAAGTCTTTAGTGGATGCTGATTTTAGAGGGGACTTCCGTCAGTCTCCAATAGCTATTGGTTTATTTAAACAAGGCAAATATTATGCTGCAGCCGAAGAGTTTTTAAACAACAATGATTATAGAAAATCAATTAAAGAAGGGACCGGAATTGCACCTAGGATGGAAAGAAATGTTCAAACTTGGGTAGATTTAGGGAATGCAAAAACTTTAGGTATGTCTTTTGATGAAGCGGCAAGTGAAAGAATCCGTTTGTTAAATGAGCAAAAATAAACAATTTAAAAAAGTAGGTTCTTTTATAAGTTTTGAACCTACTAGTGAAGATATTTCTTTAGCACATTTTAGAGCTAAAGAAATGGGTATTCTTCCTAATTCATATACAAGAGGTTTAGGGAGGATGGTAGGTTGTTTAGGGGAGATTGCAGTTAACAGGTATTTACCTTGGAGTAAATACATGGGAGATGTGTCATACACATATGATATAAGATATAAAAAGAAAGAAGTTGAGGTAAAATCTAAAACATGTAGCTCGGAGCCTAAAGACAACTACAGCGCTTTTGTTAATACTTCTAAAAAAATAAACTGTGAAAATGACATTTATTTTTTTACGAGAGTGCGAAGAGATTTAATGCTTACCTGGTTAGTAGGTTGGCTTCCAACTAAAGAATTATTAAAAGTAGCTACTTTTGTTAATAAAGGAGAAAAGGATAAAGATGGTTTCCAGTTTAGATCTTCAGGTTTGCATTTAGAAATCAGTAGCTTAAATAAGCCTGAAGATATACTTAACCTTTAAAGGCTTATAGTGTTTATTAATAACGGAGGGTCAAACCCCTCTGAGATAGCTTGATCTATGTGTTGTGTAAATAGTTCCCAAACCATTCCATCAGCAATATCTTTAGTTTCCTTTGGGTGGTATTTTTCAACACACTTTTCAATACTATAGACAGCTCTTAGGTCATCCGTTACTCCTACAAAGCCATAAGAAAGGTCTTCTATAGTGTACACTTGGTTGCCTTCTCCAGGAACAATCTCTTTTAAAAAATCAGTTACGTCTTCAATCATACTTTTTCTTGTATAGTTTCTCTATTTATAATCGGGTCTCTATTTAAATCAAATCTTTCTTCTAAAGAAATTTCCCAAATTTTACCTGCACCTGCCCCATTAGATCTAATTGGCCGAGCATTTTTATTGTTTTTACTATGGTCCTCTAGAGTTAGCATCCCATTACGCACAGCATCAAGATTATTTGATACTCCTATATGCCTCCCTCCAGAGAATTCTAGGACGAAAGACTGCATCTCAGTTAAAGTCCCAGTCCATACTTGGTTGCCGTCTTGGAACCAAGACCTTGCTTTGACTACAAAGTACTCAACTAATTCTGCTACATGAGATCTTCTTGAGTTATCATAAGCAGCATTAGCAATCATGTCATCAATATAAGACTTAACACCAAACCTATTACTACCTGCTATTTTTTTAGGTATTTCATATTCTAGGAGAAAAGCCGCAAAATAAGGGAGCTCTTGATCTAATGTCTTTTTTATATCTGCATTAGAAGGAAACTCCTCTGAGGCATCCATGGCTATTCTAAGAGCTATGATCTTATCTCTATTACTTTGATCTAAGGAAGGTATTACCGACAAGCTATTAGGGTCCATGTTTAAAGTTAAAACAATTCTAGGGGCCATTGGTATTGATATTGAATCAGCATATTTTGCATGATATTCAACATTTGGATTAGCTACACCCCTTTTAATTAATTCAGTAGCTCTTCTTTGATCTTGGAAAGAAGCAGCCGAAACAGTGTCATCTACAGCCCATAAAGGGAAGTTGCCAAGATCCTTATTAAAAGATGTCTTTCCCGATAAGTAATCAGAAGCATTCGCACATCCTCCTAATAAAGGAGCGAGTATCCCTCCCGACAAAAGAGTTTTACCTCTACCCGCAGGACCCACTAATATCAAAGCTTGCCCTTGAGTTAAAATGCCTTCCATTAAAGATTCGTAAGCTCTTTTAGCCCAACATAAAAGATAAGGTAATTGATCGTCTGAAGAATCCCTCGCCAAGAATTGATTAAAAAATTTATACAACCAAGGCCATTTGTCAAAGGAACCACTTTCAGCAGGTTGTATTGGCATATTATTAGATTCATTTAGAATCCTTTTTCCATGGTATGTAAGAACTCGCTCCTTTGAAAACACTACAGGGGCTATAGCATCAATCCTGTTTTGATTATTGATAGCATCTACAGCATCTTCTAATTCAGATACGGGCTCTTTCTTCCTAGGCTTCGGAGAAAAGCCTAACTTTCTGAGTTCTAAGTTCAATTGTTTGTCTGGAATCTTTACGGCTCTATTATGCATTAGCTTAAAATAGTTGTTCCCATTAAACCAATATTGATCTAGTACCGACTGTATCTTCTTACCTTCGTATTCTTCTACGAACTTAGATCCTAGAAGTTCTCTCCAATTAACAAAAGGACTGTGTCCTCTATCGCTGTAGCAAATAATACCATGTTCGGCTACCTGACAACCCTCTCTTTCAATACCATCATCAATCCAAAAGAGTGGACCTCTTGCTCCTACATAAAAATCACCTTCCCATCTATTGGGCCACCTCTTCTTAATTTCTTTTTCTAAGATGTCCATGGGGATAGAAACATCTGACGTTGTTGGCGGATTATCTTTTGCTGCTTGAAGTAAAGCTGTTGTAGCAACCCCTTTACTTAAAGGATCTCCTAGCCTTTGCCAATCTTCCCCTAACTCAAAATATTGACTGCTTTTAAAAGAACTCTCGTCAAAGCCAGGGAGCACTCTTTCAACGCCAATCTTCGTTGACATTCTTTTACAAAAAGCAGAGTACATATCTGGAGAGACTGGTATCTTCTCTTCAAACTCCCATATTAATCTTATATAGTTTGAAAATGTTTTAGTTCTCCATGTAGGCATTAAATCCTTGCACCCAAACCTTATTTGATCATCTACAACGCTCCAATCTACGTCAGCATCATAATCAGCTATTATCCCACTGACGGCATAAAGAGGGTTTTGACCATCAATTCTAAGGTTGGCATTATCTCCTTCACAAAGAGTATAGAATACATGCTCTGTTTTTGAATCCTTGCACCATTTCCTATAGGCTAATTTACCTCTTAGGATAGGTCTTTTCTTTTTAAGGGCTGTTAAATCGGGGCACTTAACTGCTTTTTTATCTACTAAGTTTTTAATATATCTGTAACTCATTTTTCGTATCTATCTACTATTTTACCTTCTGCCTCCAAAGGAATCTCAGGAATCCAGTTAGGGGGCGTGGACATTATCTGCAACACTTTTTCTAGAGTTGCCTCTGCTTTGCTCTCCTCTTCCTCAATAATAAATTCATCGTGGACGTGGAAAATTGTTTTGATACCTTCTTCTTCAAGACGCAGCATCATATCTGAAAATATATCCCTACTTAATGCTTGAGAGGCATTCTCAGCGAGTAACCCTCCCCACAATCTTATAGGGACTTGTTTATTACCTTTATAGTGATGAGATACATAATTTGTTCTAAACTCTCCTGAGTTCATTTTTATGTTCCCATAATTAAGAACCCTTTTAGAGGGTAGAGTTATTGTAAATTCTTTTTCTTTTTGAAAGCTTTTCACTAGCTCCCTTTGATATTCATTCCAAAGCTTAACAACTTTGTTCATTTTATCCCTATAAATTCTCACGTAATCAATTGCTTGTTCAATTGGAAAACCAGATATCATTGCAAACTTTTTACCTGAGACACCGTATCCACATCCCAATACAATTTGTTTTACTTTATGTCTAAGCTTTCCACCATCAGCTTCTTTAAAAGAACCATCTCCCCTCCAAAACCCTAATTCTCTAGCAAAGACTTCGTAGATGTCATCTGCTTCTTTAATATCCTCCATGATATCAAAATCTTCTGCCAAGTAACAAAGAGTCCTTACTTCGATTTGAGACAAGTCAGCAATAATGAGTTTCTTGTTCACAGGTGCAGAGATCATGTGCCTAAGGTTTATGCCAAAGTGTTCTGCTCTAGGGAGGTTTTGCATATTCAAATTACCTCCGCTCCCTGAGTACCTTCCAGTATGTGCTCCAAAGTAAAAGCAACCACCGTAATATCTTGAGTCGTCTAAAGTAGCATATTCAAAACTATCTAACTTCTTTTTGAGAGCATTGATCCTCCTGTAGTCCCTTACTGCTTCAGTAAATGGGTACTTCTCTTTATTTTCATCTATCCACTTATTAGCTTCTTCACTACTAAGAGCCAAACTTGCTGGAGGTTCTATACCAACTCTGCGGCATTCTTCGTTGAAAGATTTTCTAGATAATGTTGGAGCATCCCCAAACCAAGGTATACTCTTCTCAGTTTCAAATAACTTATTAGCAATAGTATTTTTATTTTTGGTAAGTAAATCATAGTCAATAGGTATACCTCTTTGTACTATTGTTCTGTTAGTTCTACTAATAGCCCTTTCATGTTCAGGCCATTCAGGAGATAACTTTTCCCATAGTTGCAGACAAAGCTCAGAGTCTTTTAAAGCATACTCATCAACTTCTTCCTGAAAACCCTCTAACATATCCTCCCACTTTTTGCCCAGCATGTTGTCTCTAGTTTCTTTACTTATATCTAAATCAAACAAAACAGTAGTAGATCCTTTGAGAGATCTAGGTAGGCCACAATAGACCGCTAAGTCAGCCGTGCAGTGCCATTCAGAGTAATTAACTTGAGGCCACCAGTCTTGTTTAAGACCATATAAATATAAGGTCTCATCAAAGGAAGCATTGTGACTTAGTACACGGTTTCCTTTTAATAATTCCCAATCAAAATCTTTAGGGTGCCCTACAAAACGAGTCCCCTCATCTCCCCAAACTGAAACCCTATAAGCATCAAACTCAGGGTGGCTGAAGTACCCCAAAGGTCCCAGGGTTTTTATAGAACAGTTTTTATCGTAGTAGGTTTCGTAATCAAGGGCAAAAGTATGCATGGTTTTTAGGTGCCCTAGTGATCTTGGTAGAAAGCAAAAAAACCAAGATCACTAGGGTGTGTTAGGAGTCCCCCAACTCCAGTAGCGACTAGCTGTCCGTGCTAGAATCTTTTTCTTCTTTTGGGTCAGGACCACCCAAGGCTTCTAACTCTTTGCTGAAAATGTTGCTAAGTAGATTCATTCTCCCTAACATTTGTGTGAGGTCCTGAAGGTTCTTACGAACCTCAGAGATACTCTCTTGCACAGCTTCGAGTTCATTCTGTAAGATTTGTTTTTCGGTCATCCTAAAATAGCTCTCATTCTAATCGCAAGATCTTTAGCCTCTTGAGGAATTGATTTGGAATTACAAGGCTCAACACGAGGTTCCATCCATCGATTCCTTTTGTACTCACACTCAACAGTCTTAAATGTCCATGCAATATCTTCGCATTCCGCATTAAAGTTAGTTATAAGAAAAGTAGCTATTTTCTCATAGGTTCCCGTATAGGCTCCCTTCCACACAAACATCTTGCCAAAAGCATAGTTTGTATCTCCTAAAGGGTAAGTGTATGGAGAAGAGTCCTCACAATCCTCAGGTTGTGGTACTAAGAATGTAAGGTCAGCACATTTCCTAATCTCGTACTCTGAGTCCTTTGCTAAAGCTTCTGCTTCTTCTTCTGTATGGGCAGTGCGTGACTTGATATCATTGTCATAGCCTACATCTTCCATCCAATATTTTTTAATATCTACAAAGATAATATCACTTGTTGTGTTAGGAGGTATTACCTCGACCTCCATATTATATACTAATGATCCTGTAGATCCTGCTTCGTATCCTGAAGAGTTTTGTTTAACATTAAACTTTGAAATGTTAATATCATCTCTTGATATAGTAAATCTTGCTGATTGACTATCTGCTGTTATTTCTGCCTTCTCAGGCTTTACGATTTCCGCTTTTGGCGGGTTTTTAGTTTTGCTCATATTTATTTATATATTTTAATTTACGTCAATGTGTACCTTGTTTCAGAGACATCGACAATTTTTTCTTCAAGCAAAGCATTCAAAAAATCCTGCTTCGCTTGTCCTTTCTCCCCATCTGGGGCTTGTTTACTTACAGCAGTTGCAATCTTTTGCAAAGGAAAAGTTGCAAGTGTGAGTAATTCTTCATCCGACAAATTATGTTGTTTAGCAATTTCAGCTAATTTATAATTATTATTACATTTCTTTGTCGCCCCCATAGACTTTAATTTCAGTGTGGGAAATTCATGTCCTTCTTTCGCCATAGCTATTGCTTTAGCTTTTATTCGTGTGGCCCAGTTAGTAACTATTTTAGATATTGCCCAAAGCTCTTCAAGAGTTTTAGGGTCATCTGGGTCAGATATATCTGTGTCAGGAATTGAATGGTCGGCTACTCTTTGGGCAACTTGAATTGCAATAGCTCCCAAAGCAGGGCACTTATCTTCAAAAGCACAAAACCTACAAATAACAGTAGGGTTGATGTCCTTAATAGCTGGTTTACCATACTCCCATTGAGGTCTAATTTTCTCTCCTTGAAGGATTACTAAAGAGAGCTCATGAGTCATCTCATCCATTTCTTCACGTTTAAATATATCATGTAGAACTTCATTCCTAACAGGAACATAAAATACAAAAGTAATTTCTTTAATATCTTTAAACTTTTGGAAAGCCCCCAAAGCATAAGCTTTAGCTTGCCAATTATCTCTAGGTGAATCAATGACAGATATGCCTGTCTTATAATCTCCCATAATCGCTTTATCCCCATATAGTATTAAACGATCACAAGTGCCCCAGGTACTAGTACCATTTAACTGTACATGAGTAAGCATCTCGTTGTGCTCAATATATTCTTCCTCCCCAATGACTTTCTCCATGAACTCAGCTTCATCCTCTACAATCTGATCGTAAATCTCTAGCTCTTCTTCATTGTGTAAGGCTGAAGGATCTCTAACCTCTAATGCTTCATGTATTCGTGTCCCTTTTTCAGCAGCAGCATTAGTACCGCTTCGCCCTTTGAAGCCAGGACAAGTGGCTACATATTTAAGGCTTGATGGTGAGAACTCTGCGTGTCCCCTACTTCCGTGATCTGGTTGATTATCCATGTAGAGCTTTTAAATTTTTAAGTTTTTTATCTATTGATTTCATTACAGTCTCTTCAATAGAATCAGCGGCAACTAAAATCTTTTGGACAGCATCAGATTTTGCTCCATTCCTATGTATCCTACCTAAAACTTGTAAATGATTTTTTGCTGAAAAAGAAGGACTAATGAGGCTAACTCTAGGATACTTCCCCTTAACATCGTGCAAAGAAAGACCCGTCCCTCCTGCTGCAGTATTAACGGCAAGGAGTCTTATTTTATCATCTTGAAAATCATCAATTTGTTTTTGTCTTTCTTTAGCAGTTTGCCCCCCGTCAATTCTTCCGCAATCTAGTCTTTCACAAAGAGCATCTATAGTATCTTTAAAATTAACAAAGATAACTACAGAGTTTCCTTGTTGGTATAGGTCGGTAGCCATTTCTGCAAGGTCTATAACTTTGTAGCTTTCAGCAAGCATTCTAGCACGAAGAATATTTACAATGTCAAAATCACTATTTTCAACACTGCCATCTTCTATGAATTGTTGTACAATATCAGGAGTCACTCCTAAGTCATCATATGCTTTTATAATTTTCTTTGGATCGCTAAATTGTATGGGCTCTACAAAAACTCTATTATCTCTAAATGAATCAGGAAAATCTTCTATAGTTAGTTTAAAACCTGTTTGCCCATAGATATTGTTTTTAATGCCTTCTAGTTTTCTACGGCTAGTTAG